TGACAAGGTTTTGAGTAACTATTTTGAAGTTTCTGATTCAGAAATTGAGTACGCAAGAAAACTTACTGAGGAAAGAAAAAGAGAAAAAGTTCTTAAGGTTACTAAAGATTATGAAAAAATCGAAAACCTATCTGAAACAATTGAACAAGAGATGTCAGCTAAAAAGTTTTTAGAAGAAAATAAGTTTTTCAATTTGGTAGGTAAAACTAATAAGAAAAATTTGGTTTTCGAATTCAAAAATAAATTGGTTAAAATCAGTCAAGAAGGTCAAGTTTTATGAGTCATCTAATTTATATTAACGGACTTGGTCCCGACTATAAAGGAGATAATTTATATGAATTTATATTTTCTGATACTAAGGAGGTATGGGGTGAGTCTTGGGACAATCAACCAGCCGCAGGATATCCTCACCCACCTGAATTAGAATTTATAAAAAAAGTTGGTATTTTGAGAAATACTGAAATCAAATTAGATTTAATTCAAAATTCTGATTTATTTTCTTTGGTGGATTCTATGGATGGTGTTGTGGCATTAGGTTGGGAACCCTCAGAGAGAGATAGAGATGAAAGATTGGTATTCTCATTTGGTGAAGATGAAAAAACTGTAAAAGATAAACTTTATGAGATGGATTTAATTCTCGAATTTGAAAAAGAAGTTGTATATGAAAACTAATTCCAAAGCACTCAAACTTATTGAAATGGGTCTTAGTGCAAATACTGTTGGTAAACTATCGGAATCCCAACTCGAATTACTTTACGGTAAATTTATGCTTGATGAACAATCACAACCAGTTGTTAGAACAAAAACCGTAAAACAGATTGAAATTCCAAGTGGAAGTGAAACTTCTGTTGGTGGTGTTTCTGTTGCAAACAAAGCCGGTAAAACCGTTGTAACAACAACTGCGGAGGGTGAAATGAGTGAAGACAAAGTTGACCCTATGAATGTTTTCAGTGGAGAAACTACTCAACAACCACACCAAGTTGGTGCGTCAACTGATATGGGTGACCCTTCAGGGGCAGTGGACGGAATGCCAACAGAAGGTGAACTTGGAGAAAAAAAGAAGGAATACAATCCTTTTGCGATTTGTACTTCTACTATGGGTAAAGAGTTCGGAACAACGGAGAGAAGTGAATGGAGTAAATCTGAAATGAACAAATACGAAAGATGTGTTAAGGATGTGAAGAAGTCTGTCAAAGAAGGAAAAAACCCTTACCATTTGTTAATTGAAAAAGAAATTGTATCTTTGGTAGAAAGAAATTTAACACCTAAGATGACAAAGAAAGATTTTATCAAAACAATATTCGAAGCTCCAACTGAGGCTCCAACAAAACCAAAAGTTAAGCCAGGTGTAAAACCTGATACAAAACCTCAAAGACCACCACACCCTGGTAAAAATCCAAATCCAGGAGAAAATCCTGCACCTAAAGCACAGGATTTAGAAAGAGCTAAAGAAGATGTATTGAACGCAATTAAAAGTTTACTAAGTAATGGCAAGAAATAAAAAAATTCAGGAACAAATTGATTATGGGGATTATCCTGAAAGGATGGACCCATCTTTAGAAAGAAAAATTTCTAATCCTGAAAGTCCATATGCTCAAAATCCTGCACTTGCCCGTCGTGAGCAAGACGTACAAAGATTAATCACAAATAGATTCAAACAAGTTGTTGATAAGTTGAGAAGTGCCACTTCTAATCAAACACTTGTTACCCCAAGAAATCTTGCAATGATGATTAAATCTGAGGCGTATGGTAAAATTATGCCAACTTGGCAAATCGAGCAAGGTCACCTTGAAGAGTTAAAAGACTTGGCTCTGAGGGCTTGTCTCGAAGAATCTGAAGTTCCTGAAGATTGGTTTGATTTTGATTTACACTTAGGGGAACAAATCAATGTACAAAATTTCCGAAACGAATCTGAAGAATTAGAAGATGAAACTGAAGAAGAAATTAAAGCAAATGCTTTGATGGATGGTGATGAACTTACTCGTAAGGAATTAGTTGAACTTGAAATTCACAAAAGAAATATCATTAACGCAATTATTCAGGGGACTGCTAAAAAAGGGCACTACGTCTTTCAAAAACCAAGTGTTAGAAGAGAACTTAACAGAATTAACCCAAATCTCTATGACAATTACTTGTTGATTATGGCGTTAAACGACTTCAATTATTTCACTGATGAGGCTTCGATAGAATATATGTC